AAGCCAAGCCAAGCTAAAAGTGCTTAAAATTTAAGCGCTAAGCGAGTTTGGGTGTTTGCTGATTTTTAATTCTGCAAGTCCCTCCGAGGTGTCAACTTAAACCAACCAGCCTCCTCGAAACCCGGGGCTGTTCACCAGCAGGTCGAGGCGACCGCTGCGGTCTTTGGCCGGGAAGCCGTAGGGATTGACGGTGTGCGTGACGAAGGCGCGGTAGGAGCTGCCGTCCTCGGCCTTGATCTCGGCCAGCGTCACGACCTCATCGACGATGCCGGGCAGCTCCAGGCTGGTCTTGCTGCCTTCGATCTGCGGGACGAACACCTTGCGGTTGAAGTCATCCAGTCGCTCATCGAGGATCGCCACGAACACCACGTTCTTGCCACGGGCGTGCTGCAGGTGGGTCAACGCGCCGATCATTTCCTGGCCGAGCAGGCCGTAGGCCGCGCGCAGATCGGGCTTGCCGGAACGATCACTGACCGCGCCGGGCTGCGTCTTGCACCACGCAAAGCACTGGCGAGACAGTTGCGTGATCGAATCGAGGAAGAAGGTCTGGTAGCGACCAAGCTGCGTCGCATCGCCGAACTTCTCGATGACGTGGTCGTAGTGCGCCTGCGAGAACGCGCTCTCCGGCGGTAGCGACTTGTCGGGGCCTGCGAGGAACACGAAGAAGTCGCGGCTCTCGGGCCAGGACGCCGGGCGGATGGTGTCGCCCGGCCAGTCGGCGACAGCCAAGTCGCCTGCCTCGATGTCAAGGAACAGAGTGGTGGCGGGGTCGAGGTCTTTAAGACGTGACGTCTTGCCGATGCCGGACTTGCCCAGCATCAGCAGCTTCACGCCCTTGCGCTCGGCCATGCGCTCAACGGCGGACACGATGGGTAACCGCTTCATGCCTCACCCCCATCGCTGCTCAGGGTGAAGGACGGCTTGCCGGAATCGACCGTGCGGGCGGCCGCGAACTGCTGCTGCAACGCAGGCGGCCAGTTGATGTACCGGGACTCGGACACTGAGAGCTTGACGTCGAGGTAGCCCTCGACCTTCTCGCCCGAGGCCACGATGCGCTCGGCAATTTCGCCCAACTGCTTCTGGTTCCAGCTGACCTTCTTGGGCAGCTCGAACTTGATGTGCAGTGGGCCGTCGCTGACGTGGGCGGTGCCGAAGTCACGGCCGGATTCACGCAGCGCGGCGCGGGCCTGCTCGCCGTAGCACTGCTCCAGCGCCGCGTCGAACTTGGTACGTGCCTTCTTGAGCCAGTCGATGGCGGCATCAAGGTTCTTGTCGACCTCGCGCTTCTGCTCAGGCGGCAGCGCGGCCAGTTGGCTCACGGACATCTCGGCGATGTCGACGGGGAAGATGGTCAGATCGCTCATGGCCGTCCTCCTCACTGGTACGCACGAGTGAAGCTCGAGTAGCGCGAGACGCGGCGCTCGAAGGCTTCGATTTCGTGCAGGAGGTAGGTGACCCGGCGACCGAGCTTGCAGTAGATCGGGCCAAGCTGCTCTTGACGCCAGCGGCGCAGAGTCTTGACGGAGAGCCCCCAGCGGATGGCGAGCTCGTTTTCGTCGAGGGCGATGCAGGCTGCACCGCCGGGATTCATCCGACGGGGATTCCGACCGGATTCGATTGATGGAACTTGGGTTTGCATTTCGATGTGCCTCCTAGATGAAATGGGCACATCGAAGTCTCCGCACGGGTTTATGGCCCGTGTCTGGTTTGATTTATGGGCGCGTTTATGGGTTGCGTCGCAGTCGGTATTTGCCGCGCTTGACCAATGCGATCACGTCCTCGCGTTCAGCCTTTCCGCCGAAGGCGTCATCGAACGACTGGTAGCCGGTATTGGCGATCCTGTTGACCTCGGCCCAGGACACCTCTGGCGCGTTCTTCCCGTCGGCACTCCACATCTGCTTGACGATCTTGGCGCGCTCCGCAGACAGCTCGCGTGATTCGGAGAAGTGCGGCAACTTCAAACGATTGCCTTGGAAGAACTGCTCTGACTCCGGCGCACCGGTGGGGGTGATGAAGCCACGCAGCACCCTGTCGAATGCGCTCGCGTCGAAAACATCCTGGCCGTCGTCCACGCGAACGAACTCGTCCAGCCCGCGCATGACATGGTCGCGGGGCAGCTCAACTGGATCTCGCTGATGCCGCAACACGATGCCGCCACGCGGCCAGATCGGATCACTCAAAACCGAGGTCATCGCGACAGCAGGAGCACGCTCCCACGCTCGGGAAACGAACACCGGGGCGAAGTCGTGGGTACCAGTGATTCGCACTTCCCCGAGGTGCCACAGGTGACTAGGCAGGCGATGTCGGCGGTCGGATCGTCGTCGATCTTCGATGCCGATCAAGGACGCCAAGTCGGCGAGCCACGCATCCACCTGGAGGGCGTACAGCGCGATGTCGGCAAGAGGTCGCTCAACTGTTCGTGATCGCTGCTGCGGACTGCGGTACCGGTACACCGCCGCATCCTGATCGATCTCAACCTCGACTTCCTGTTCCGAATCCAGGACGGGCACCATCACATGGGTCAGGTAGTCCTCGTCCGTGATCCATCGGCGTTGCAGGAACATTGATCTGCATCCCCCGAGCGCCGCCGCCATGACGCGGGACTCGACCCTTGGCAGCCGCTCCAGCGCCGCCAGAAAGCTCAGATGCGCCGACATTGCGGTAGCGCCTTCAGAACTCACGGAGCACCCCAATTCGCGTGAGCTGTTCCAGAACGCGCTTTCGGTCATCTTCGGTCTTGCTCTTGTCGTTCAGACCGTTCGGCGACGTGATTTGGACGGCGACGTTGTGGGCCTTGCGGTGTGGCTGTTTGGCCATCCTGAATACCAACTTCACCTGCGCCAGCGTGTATTCCGTCAAGTCGTCGATGCCATAGTCGTCATAGGCGACCTGATAAATCTGCCGGGTGTCGCGCCGATCCTTGCCGATCAGCATCGTGCTCGACAGATGCTGGATCAGCTCACGTCCGTTGGCCGCGTCGGTGGTTTGCTGCTCGAACGGCCGCGCCACCTTGATCTGCAAGATCGAAATCTTTTCGATGCCCGCCACTCGCTCCTGCTCGATGCGCTTGAGCATCGCCGGTGTCGAGAATCCGAACAGGTCGAATTCGCGCATCGGCATGTCGTTGATCTCCCCGTCGCACGCCAAGACGACATCGCGGAAGATGGACGCCAGTTCACGGCGCACCTCACGGTCTTCGCAGAACACGCCGAGCGCACCGGTGCCGGGCTCCCACGAAAAGCTGGCCGACATCGCTGCAGGTTCTTCGTGCTCGACCACCTCGCCGTTGGCAACCTGCCGGAAGTGCGCCGTCGACCCGTTGAAGGTTGCAGTCAGGGTGTGCAGGAGCACGGGCGTGACATCGTCAGAGTCCTTGCCGCCGCAGCGGTCGGCATGCGCGAGATCACGGCGCGTGAACTGCTCGATGATGATTTGGTCGGGAGCCACTTGCGGGAACAGCGCCGAAATGCGCCCGCGCAATACACCCTCAACGTCGGCATCAATGCTCGGCACCACGCCCTTCGGGCCGAGGTAGTGGCTGGAGTAGTTCTCGCTCTTCCATTGCCGATGCATCACTTGCACGCGCTCGGCATTGTCGAAGCGCTGATCGCGCGTGGCACCGGTCTCCGGAAAGTCCTGCAGCAGGCAGAGAAACAGGGCCCGGCTGTAGCGATCACTCGGCGCGGCCATGATCGCTGCGTCATTGATGTCCTCGTCGTCAAGGAGAGACTGGACGGCCTGCGCACCGTACTCGTCATCGAGCAGCACCACGCGCTCGGCCGCACGCTCGATGTGCTGCTGCACGTCCGAGCCGAGCTTGGCGACGGCGTGGAACATCGCCTTGCGCGACTGCACCGCGAGGATGCCTTTGGCCGCGTCTGTCAGCGCCGCCACTTCCGGCAGCGACGTGGCGCTGGCGCGCTCGACCAGGAGCAAGGCGAGGCCGGGTCGCTTGGCCTTGCGAACCAGGGTCACGAAGTGCTCCATACACGGCAGGATTTCCGGGCCATCGTCCGATTGGCGGGATCGCGCCTGCTTCGCGGACTGCTGCGGCGCGGCGGTAGGCTGGTTGTGTTCTTGAGCGATGATTTGTTCGTCCGCTGGCATAGGCAATTTCCTTTTCTAAACGAAGTGCGCGATTGCGCGAGTGGTTAACTGAGCGGTTCAAAAAAAGCCGACAGGCAGTCGGCGGCGGGACGAAGGCTTTGATCAGAAGATCTTGGCCCCTGGCTTGAGAAGGCCATAGCGCTCCATCCTTACCTGGATGAACCGGCGGTTGACGCCGAAGCGCTTGGCCACAGCCTTCTGCAAACTATCGATTTCGCCATCAGCCGTCAGGTGAAGGCTGGTGCCGGGCAAATCGGGGTCGAGCGACGGGCTGCGATGGATCGTTACACCGTGTTTCGGAGCCAACTCTTCGACAGCAAGATTCAAGCGCTGGCGTGGAACCAGCAACGATCCCATGAACTCGTTGGCACGCAACTCGGCGAAGTACTCTTCCTTGGTGGTATGGCCCGGAATTGCCAGGGAGGGGCTCGCGGTCGCCTCGACAATGGGTTGGACTTTTGCCAAGTGTTCCACGTCACGGGTGGTCGTGCGATAGGCCCGCCGTGCCGCGTCGCTGGGTTCATCGAACAGACCCGGGCCCTTGCTGGCATCGACGATCCATCCTGGCGCATCGAAGATGGCGTGGCCGAGCTCGTGCCCGAGGGTACTCAGTACCAACTCCTCGCTGGCGTTCACGCCAACCGGTGACACCGACACCATCGCGGTGTCCGGCACGCCAGGATCGTACTCACAGATGCCCAGGACAGGGTTGCCGCGCTCGTCATGCACGACATTCCCGGTGCCGACGAACAGGTCGAAGACCACGCCGTTGATCTTCAGGCCGGAGATGGCGCTCAGGGTTTCGAGCGGGATGGCATCGGCAGCCGCCTCCACCAGTTGCTGGCGGGCCAAAACGGCGATGCCCTCAATCTCGGAATTCTTGATGTAGCTGGGGCGTTTTCGGTCGCAATGCCGGTAGCCAAGAGTCAACACCGGCATTC